GCATGTTGCAAGGTAAAACTTACTGTGTTACCAGACTGAAGACAGCGAAAAGTTGCCATTGATTAACTCCAAAACAAAGAAAGGGGGGACGAACCCCCCAATCTTTAAACTACAGCACGACCAATTACAAGTTGCATATTAGTTGAATCTAAGTTGATAGACCCTGCTGTGGGATTGTAGGTAACGATAGTCACTGTGTCAGCGGCTGAAACATAGGCACGGCGAACCAAGCCTGCTTCACTCACTTTGATTGACATACCAAGCACCATATCACCCAAAACAACGCCTGGAACAGTTACTGTGTCAGTAGCCGTAGCAGTAGTAGCGATTGAAGCGCTATCTAGCGTACAAGAAACATCCCAAGTATCTGAAAAAAGACCACGAAACTGGTCATTGCCCCTACGGGAAACAACTGCGGTTGCTGCTGCCATTTGATTTCTCCTAAATTACAGGTTAAAAAAAGACCCCCCCACTAGGGAGGGGGCAACTGCAATCAGGTAGGCACAACCAAGGCAAACATGGATGCGGCATTCGGGTCAGTTGCAGTGGTAGAAGTGCGCAGAGCCTTCACACCATAGAGCGTGTCCGAAGTGAACAGCGTACCCAAGTACTCTTGTTTGTACTGAGTTTGTGAACGGATGCCCACTTGCTCAACCAAAACCATAGAGTCTTTGTGACCCATCAAGCAAACACGGGCGATTGCAGTGCCAGATGCGGGGAAAGTCGCAGTGGCAGATGCAGAGTCAGCGTTGCTGGAAGTGAACACGGGGATGCCGTACAGGTTACCGATCTCACCATTGCGGATAGCGTTACCATCACCCACAAAGGCTTGCTCAGTGTAACGAGCCAAACCCATCAGCGTGTTACGGCTAGACGGGGGGATGATGAAGAAGCGACCATCCATAGGAGTGTCGTTGTCATCCAAACGCTGAATGGTGCGGCGAATTGCAGCATCAGTCAGAGCAGAGGCGTTACCAGTGTTGGTGTTAGCCGTGTAGTCGAAGGCAGTCGTGCCATCACCACCGATGAAGCCACCAGCATAACGAGCGTTGTCAGCAGTACCGCCGTTAGCAGAACGACCCAACTGGATCAAGTCAGTATCGACTTGTTTAGCCAGGGCATAACCAGCATCATTGGTGTAGAACTGACGCAAGCTGTTCAGGGCTTGAGCCTCAACGATGTCTTCAATCAAGCGGCTATATTCATAGTGCTTGTTGATCGACACTTGAACTTCAGTCTCAGTGGCTGCAATCAGCGTCACTGCGGTAGAAGCGGCCTTGGCAGAAGCAGAACCACGATAAGGTGCAGGAATGTGAACAGTGTCACCTTTCTTGCCCTTGAAGTTCATCTTCATAACCAAATTTGCCAGCACCAAGTTTTTCTTGTATGCGGCAACAATTTCATCACTCCAAATTTCAGGAATGAATGTAGCGGCGGTAGTCGTGGTTACCGCAGGGGTAGGAAATGCCATGATGTTTCTCCTTAGAAACGAAAGTTAAGTTACTTGACCCGACCTTCAGAATACGCTGCAAGAATTTCATCATTCAGTGCCTCGTATCTAGCTGGATCGGTCATCTTCAGCCGAATCAGGTCAGCCCGTCTGTATACCCTCTTTGAACTCTCACCAGTTCCACCAACATCCACTTGTGCGGCCTTCATGCTCTGCTTCCTGGCGGTTTCACCCGCTTGCTCAGTCTGCTTTGACTTGACACCACGCAACTGCTTGTAAGTAGACAACAATTCATTAGCACTATCAAAATCGAACTCACCATCAGCTTTTGCATACAGACCAAGGCGAATAGGCGAGGATTTCACCCAATTCACAAAGTCCTGATCTTGAGCAATCTGAGTGTAGTCAGGATGCTCTTGCCCTAGCTTTTGCTGAATCTGCATCCTTTTGAAATCTACACCCGCTTGACGGGCTGCGAGAACATCGGGATGATTATCAATAGTCTTCTGAACTGCCTTCTGTGGATTCTCAAAGAAATCTACTTCAGGTTCTTCCTCTTTAATAGGTTGCTGTCGTGAACTGAGGTTCTGCTTAATGAGTTCATCAGCGAGTTTCCTTACCTCTCCCACTTCTTGCGCTTGCTTGCCAATTAGCTTTTCAGCCTCTTGGTGCATCCGAACAATATCTTCCAGACTTTTGTCCCTGTATTTGTCAGGGAGTCCAGGCGCTGTTGGCGCAATGGTGTTAGATAGCTTGGATTCTTCAGCTTCTAACTCACTTTTCATCTCAGGTTCGTTATCAATCAACATATTTTCCCTTTTCCTGCCGTTTCGGTTGTAGGAGAATCAACTCGACATTTCTGTTTAAGAGTTGGCTTTGCGTTCAGATTTTAGCTTGTCAAGATGGCTTTTCTCGAACTTTCCATGCGCTGATGGAAAAGAACCAGACCATCCCTCTAACCTAAATGCTGGCGCACTAAGAATGCGATTGGCTGTTTCACCGCATTCACACCTAAAACTCTGAGCCTCATAAACACAGAGTCTTTCGGTTTTATGCCCGTTTGCACAGGCAAATTCAAACATTCTTTTCATTTAGTTCCTCGTATGCTCTCTCGCTGACCTGTCGCAAGGTTTTCAGCCAAGTAAGTATAGAAAGTTCACCTTTTTTGAATTGTAGGCTTTGTTCATCAGGAATCACAGATATATTATTCAAGGATGCAATCATGGTGTCAATATCCTCCACCAAGTCTTTCCACCCATCACTTCCCATCATAGAGAAGCGATCCGAATAGTATTTGTCAAGTTCAGGACTCACCAAGGCACTCCAGTAGCAGTCACAGGGTTTTTCTTCAATTCAATCTGAGCCTCTAAAGAAGCCTCTACAGCCGCTTTATCCACACCATTGGCCCAAATCCAACCCAACACTGTTTCTTTCGTTAAATCAGCGTAGGGAATGGTTGCAGTGCCATCACTCCATGAGCAAGTGCTGTAAGCAGATGCGGAGTAATTGCCATCTGTTGCATTTGCTTGCCAATGAGCAACTGTTACAAAACCATCTGAGGTTTGTCTGTCTAATTGGGAAATGTTCCAAACGATTGTTG